AGGTTACGCTAGATGATCTCATCATCTGCGACCGTGGCACGCTGACAATTGCCAAGCTGGGACGAGTTGCATCGGGTGGCGTGACTGCCCTCTATGACGCGGTAGGGCGGCGCTGATGGCTGGCTTTGCAAATCAGATGAAGGCATGGGAGCGCAAGACCGAGCGCAAGATGGACTTGGCGGTGCGCAAGATTGCTTTAGAAATGTTCCGCAAGATCATCCTGAAAAGCCCGGTGGACACGGGGCGGTTTCGCGGCAACTGGCAGCTTGCAATCGGTTCTGTGCCAGAAGGCACGCTGGAACTTGATGACAAGACTGGCACCGCGACGATTGCCAAGGGCGCGGCGACTGTTATGGGCATCAACGCAGGCGACACAATCTACTTCGCCAATAACCTGCCATATGCGCGGCGATTAGAAGAAGGCGGATATATGGCGGGGCCAAAAGTCGTTAATGGACACTCAAGCCAAGCACCCAACGGAATGGTCGCGCTGACGATCCAAGAGTTTCAATCAATAGTGTCTGCTATCGGCATAGAATTGAGCATCCAATGAGCGCCGAGGCAGACATTCATGTGGCACTGATGGCACGCGCCGAAGTAATGGCTACCGCGCTGTCGTATCCCGTGCTATGGCCGCAAAAGGGTGGCGACATTCCAACGGGTGAGCATCTCAAAATTGCGCATTTGCCAAACGACAATGAGCCTGCCGAACTGTCCAGCAACGTCATGCGGCGGCAGGGGTTTTTGGTTATAACGCTGGTGTCACCGCTTGGCGTTTATGAGGCGGTCACAAAGGCAAAGGCGGGGCTTATTGCGGCGTTTTTCTACCGCGCCTTGCGCCTGACTGTGAACACGACAACGGTAACAATTAACAGCCACTCGGTTCGAACCGGACGGCAGGAAGGGCAAAGATGGGAAACCCCGATCTTCGTAAGCTACCAGGCAACCGCGTGAAGCAGAAAGCCACGCGCGTGTCTCTGACAAACACGAACAAAGAAAACGGGACCATCGGCGCAATCGCCACCCCGTTTGAACACGACGCGGCGCAATGGCTTGCAAAAGGCTGGACGCGCACCCTGCCCGAAACAACTGAAACACCCGCCCTAGGAGGCAAAAAATGACACAGAACTTCATCGGCCAAACCATGTTTGTTGCGGAAGCCTACCCGTCCGCAAACACCTCCACAGCATTTGAATCCCTGACTTGGGTAAAGGTCAACGGTCTGCAAACTTTGCCGCAACTTGGCGTCACGCATTCCATGATCGACGTGCCGGACCTGCAAACCGGGTTCACCAGTGCCGTTAAGGGCGCAGGGCAGGGCGTGGACACTACGGCGACATTCCGTGAGGTTGCTTCCGACGCAGGCCAAGAGGACCTCAAGGCCGCAGCGAACAGCCAAGCTGGTATTATGTCCATCAAGATCGTGGACGGGTCCGGCACTGATCAGGCACCTGTTTCTGGCGATCCGGTTATTTACGCTCAGGGCATTGCGCACAGCCACCAGCCGAACCAAGGCGACAACGCGTCGTTTGAGGGCTTCACAATCAGTTTCCGTCAGAACGCGCCGACGATTGTGGCGACCGAGCCAGCAGCATAATCCTGCTCCGGCAGGCTAGGGGGGTGTGGCGTGGTTGACCATGCCCCCCGACTTTCAACCGCAACCACAGGACATAAACCATGGATATGAACACCCGAAATTCCCGCCAGAAACAAGAAGACGGCGTTTTTGTGCCGTTGTGCGATCAGTGGACAGGCGAGGCTATCAAGACCGGCAAGGGCGCGCCGGGGTTCCTCGTGCGCGGCATCGCCGCTCGCTCAACGCAGATGCGGCTGGCAGAGGCGCAGCTTGCCGCCAAGCAGGCCGCGCAGGCAGTTGCGGACGGCAAGGGCGAGGCCGAATCTGCCGACGCCTACTTTGATCAGGTCCACAAGGCCACGATCGAAACGGCCATGAAATACATCATCGAGCCGCGCAACATGACGCTTGGCGATGAGCCAGTGACGACGCCGGACCACATGCGCGAAATTCTCAACATGACCTTCCCGGATTTTCAGGTTGAAAAAGACGACAAGGGCGCGTCGGTTACGACTACGGTCAGCATCAAGGACAAGGACGGCAAGCCCATTGATGTGCAAACGCCAAAGCTGACCGTGGTTGGCAAGACGTTCGCCCAACAGGTTATCGAGGCGGCGGAGAATCAGCAGGGTTTTTTGAACAAACAGCCGACTGGTTGACACTGGCGGCACATCAAGCCGGTTGGCTATCGAGCGCGGTTGAACACAAGGACGGACGGCCCATGATCACGCGCGCAAAACAGTATCAAGACGCGGGCCGTCCGGTGCCATTTGTGCAGGTCCATGCGTGCGCATATTTGCTTGAGGCGTTGATTGAGGCGGGGCCAGTAAAGTCCGACGGCATGGGCAACCGCGTGGCGCTGGATTGGCTAGACCTGAAAGCCTATGCCGACATGACAGGGGCAGTGACGGAAGCGTGGGAAGCGTCTATGTTGCGGCGTATGAGCATGGCGTTTGCGAATGGGCTGCAAGAGGGCAAGGGCGCATTTAGTATCGCGCCGGTAGATAGGGAGCCGACGAGTGGTTGACATGGCATCCCTTGCGGTTCGCATGGACACGTCAGACTTGCGGCGTGGGAAGCGCGATCTTGGAGACGTCAGCAGGGCGGCGGGTGGCGCTGAGCGATCCGCTGACAGGGCAGGGCGCGCGTTTGGTGGCATGGGGCGCGGCCTTGCGGTTCTGGCCGCCGCTGCGGCTGCTGCAGCCGCCGCGATGGCGGCGATGGCGGCATCGGTTCAGGCGGCTCGTGCATTCAGTGGCGCGCTGGCGGAAACAGCAACGCTGATCGGCGGCAACGCTCAAGAGATGGAGGCGATCGAAGCGGGTGCATCTCGCATGGCCCGCACGTTTGGCACAACTGCCACGGCGCAGGTGGAGGCATACTATCAGGCGATATCAGCGGGTGCGGGAAGTGCTGCACAGGCGACTGATTTGCTAGAGGCTGCAAACCGTCTGGCCATTGGCGGAGTGACCACGACCACGGTGGCGGTCGGTGCATTGTCAACGGCAATCAACTCTTACGGTGCGGAAAACCTTAGCGCCGCAGAGGCAAGCGACATTCTGTTTACTGGCGTTCGGCTTGGTGTCACGACGATTGACGAACTGGCGGGCGCGGTGGGTAACGCCCTGCCTATCGCCAATGCGCTTGGGATCGGCTTCGATGAAGTTGTCGCAGCGACGGCGGCGCTGACCACGCAAGGCCTCACCACAGCGCAATCTGTCACGGGCCTGCGCGCTGCATTGGTCGCAGTCACAGGGCCAACGTCTCAGGCACAGGAGTTGGCGGCGCAACTCGGTCTGGATTTCAATTCTGCGGCCTTGGAGGCGCAGGGATTTGCCGGGTTCATGCAGTCAGTTATTGACGCGACGGGCGGGTCAACAGATTCCATGCGGACGCTGTTCGGATCCGTTGAGGCCACCACGGCGGTCATGGCGCTGGCAGGCGGCGGCGCGGATGCCCTTGCGACCGGACTAGACGCGATGACTGACAGCGCCGGGGCAACACAGGCGGCGTTTGACATTGTGGCGGAAAGCCTCAATCAGCGCATGACTGTGGCACTTGCGACACTGGCAGACATTGCCCGCGAGTTTGGCGGCGTGTTGCTTGCCGTCGCGGTTCCGGCGCTGGAAAACTTTGCAAGCGTTGCGGAATTCGTCGCAGATAATATAGACGTGATCGCGTATAGCGCGGGCATTGCTGCGGCGGTCTTTGCCGGGCCTTGGGTTGCGGCAATGGGCGCGGCGGTGCTTGCCACGTTTACGTTTGTGGGCGCTCTTGGAGTCCTCAAGACGGCGCTTATTACAACGGGCTATGGCGCGTTGATTGTCGGGGCTGGTTATCTGGTGGCGATGTTCGGGCGGTTAGTTACAGCAACCGGCGGGTTTAGTAACGCAATGACGCTGGTCAAAGATGTCGCGGTTGAGGCGTGGGAACGCATTGGCTACGCCAGCTTGGCGCTGGACTTCAAAGTCTCGGCAGCGTGGCAGGGTATTAAGGCGTCTGCGCTTGGATCGTTGGCTGGCATTGTTGGCGGATTGCCGGGCTTTGTGAACCCGACGATTGGCGCTTTTGTGGGCGCATATCAGGCTGTTGTCGCAGCTTGGGGCGCGTTGCCAGCGGCGTTCGCGCGCTTGGGCGCGCAGGCGATGAACGGTTTGATTGACGCGGTAGAGGCTGGCGTTGGCGGGCTTGTAACCGCGTTGAACGTGCTCCCCGGCATTGATATTGGCGCGCCTGATCTTTCTAATTTCCGAGTAGAGGTAGGCGAGGCCGAAGGTGTAGTTGAGGCGGCGGGCAGGGCGTTCGAGGAAGCCTTCAGCCGCGACTATACGGGCGAGATGTCCAACGGTTTGCGGGGGGCGGCGGATGAAGCGGCGAACGCATCTGAGGTCATGGGCAACTTTGGGCGCGTGTTCATGGAGGCGGCAAGCGCGCCGCTTGCCAGTGTGGCTGCGCTGCAATCTGCGTTGGCTGAAAATTCAGAGGAAACAGACGCGGCTGCT